AGCGGTCACATCAACAGCGGCTGAACTCAACATATTAGATGGAGCCACTCTAACAGTCACTGAGCTCAACTACGTGGATGGCGTGACATCAGCGATACAGACACAAATTGATGCCAAGGCACCCACAGCAAGCCCGACCTTGACGGGAACACCGGCGGCACCCACAGCGGCGGTCAACACCAACACTACACAGATAGCGACCACGGCATACGTGGTGGCACAGATCGCAGATGACGCACCGACCAAGACGGGAACAGGAGCAACAGGCACTTGGGGTATCTCGATATCAGGCACGGCGGCATTAGCAACTTCCGTAACGGCCACAGCCAACAACACAGCCAACGAGACAGTTTATCTTACTTTCGTTGATGGTGCCACTGGCACACAGGGCATAGAAACTGACACCAATCTAACCTACAATCCAAGCACCAACGTGTTGTCAACCACAGCGTCATCAGCACAATACGCTGACTTGGCTGAGAAATACGTGACAGATGCTGACTATGAGCCAGGCACTGTGGTAGTAGTGGGCGGAGAGCAGGAAGCCACAGAATCAACGACGGCAAACGATCACAAGGTCCTAGGCATCATATCAACGGCACCTGCATATCTAATGAACAATGATATCGAGGGGCAGGACGTGGCCCTGATAGGACGTGTTCCATGCAAGGTGGTTGGAGACATACAACGTGGCGATCTATTGGTCACGTCAGATGTGTCAGGACATGCCAAGGCCTGGAATCCAGGAGATTATCTACCCGGAACCATCATAGGCAAGGCACTAGAGACCCATGAAGGTCAGGATCCCGGTGTAATTGAAGTAGCTGTAGGTAAAGTTTAGCATGGAAGAGCGTTATCGCTCAGACTATGAGGGCGAGTTCATTATAACAAACGTAGTTGTCCGCAACGGCAAAAAAATTCAAGATAAAGAGTGGATTGAAAATCCTATTCAAAACCAACACATTTCAGGTCGTGCAGTTTGTATAGCAGACGGTGCGTCAAGATCACAATTTCCTACACATCGTTTAGAAAATCATAAAGGCGGGCTACTAGGTAGATTACGACTACAAACATATGGAACAGGTCGAGTTGCAGATGAAATTACGTGTAATTTTTACGTGTCTAGGCAGCCAACAGTGTTAGAAAAGTGTATCGAAAAAGAATATACTATCCATACTACTTGTTATACATCTACCACTAACTGTTTAAAATATCCCGGAGAGTTTTACCTAGTTCCGTATAAGTTATTAGGTAGCGACCCTTTATTAGCCGCATACATTGCGTGTTTTGACGGTCATAAAGAAATATTTCTTTTAGGATATGATTACATAAACGATAAAACAACCACTACAGAATTAACAGACCTAATGAACACATATAAAGGTACAAAATTTACTAGAGTAAGTTCGGGTGTTAAAACAAATCAAACCGACAATCAAACTCCGGAAGATTGGAAATGGTGTACAAACTTTAGTGAAATGACTTATGCTGAATGGATTAGTTACTGCGACGTATAAAGTGATTGTTCTACTGTTTCAACTTTCTGTTTTATCTCATCAACATTAATTGTAGACCACAAGCCTGGATGTAATGGCTTAGGCATATTGCTCTTATCAATCCACGCATAACCTAAGTGTTCTGAATTTAATGTTGGAACAAATTCCTCGTCGACTATACCAAAAAATGTGTGATATATAAAAAGATTGTCTGATGACGTAAATTGTTCTATAGGAATAATTTTTTCTGTTGCGGGGAATTCACCAAGTTCTTCAACACACTCTCTTGTTAATGCATCTAATAGATTTTCTTTACCGTCAACCTTGCCACCAGGTAGTCCCCAAGTGCCAGGATTCTTGCGATCATTCCTTAATAGATAAAGGTATCGGTTGGTAGATTTAGAATAAAACCAAATACCAATAGCGTTTAGAGGACTAGACTCCATTCGCCTCCCGTGTATAGACCTTGATAACTCTTAACCCACATTGCTCCAGTCCATTTATACTGTATACTAGTAGTAGTATTAGTCACAAAGTCTGTAATGTCAGATGAATAATCGGGTGTACGTTCGCTAGCGTTAAATGCTACAAACCAGTTAGTGCCGTTGTACTCAATGATATCATTTGCTGATGCAATTAAACTCCCCCACGCTGATGCAGGAGTACTATTCTCACTATCGCCGATAGCTTCTGTTAACAAGTAACGTTGTCCGTTTGCGGCCGCAATTAGCCCGTCTCCAGGTCCACTGGTAATGGGGTCAATGACAGCAGTTAATGCATCTAGTGTATTTTGTGGGATAGTGTCAGTGTCAATAGAGAATAATAATAATCTATCATCTGTTGGATGTAATGCAACTGTGCCTACAATTTCAGTAGCAACATAGTCAGACTCTAATCTAATTTGTGTAATACCGTCTCTTAATACACCGTAGTTGTCAATAAGTGCTGACCATAATACATTATCATCTTGTGTAGCAGATGCGTTTAAGGTTCCTTCAGCAGAATCAACACGTTCACTTCTTAATAATTGTAGTTGATTACCTATTAGGACAACCTGATAGCCAAACGGTGTAATCTTTTGTCTAGTACCTAACAACAAATCATCATTGACTAATGCCTCGTTGGCATCACCGTTTGCATCAAAGATACTTGATACTATCTTATGTACAACTCCAAGTTTTTTAACTTTAGCTGGCGGACTAATCCATATAGGCAATTCAAATGTTAGTGTAGCAATATCAATATTATCATCAGTGCCAACAGGTATTGATCTTGAACTCCAGTTAACATCACCTAGTTCAACAACTGACAACGATGTCCAATCAATATAATTATCTGTTGATTGTATTTCCATACTTGGATTAAACAATGCTAATAATTGTTCTAGTAGTTGCAACTTCATTGTGGTATTTGAAGTCCATATGTCTAACTGTATACTCATATTATATGGAACAGGCATCAGTCGCTCTACAGTAAATGCGTTGCCTTGAGTAGTTTCGTATGATTGAGAGTTTTCGTCCCACTCTCGTTGTTTAAATGATTTTTTATCAACATGATATGGCTCTTGAACACGTTCACGAGCATATTTTAACTCAGTAATGTGAAAGGTCATCATTGGCACGTTGGGCAGTTTATTTCTTGAATTGTCTGCAATAATTGTGGCGGCCTGTCTACTAGCATCTCCATACCTAACGGGTACTCTAGTTAATGTTGGTGCTCCTGAATCATCTCTGCCATACTCAACTTGAAAGTTTGAAAACATTCGTGTGAATTGTAATAAGAAACGTCTTATTTGATCATCGTAAAAGAAGGAATTGAGGTTGCTTGGCATTATATTTGTCCTTTAGTCTGTAAAGATTTTCTTATTTTTTCTGGTCTATTATTTACATTCTTTTGTATAGTTTGCCCAACATATACATTATTGTTTAGTTTATTAGTGATAGTGTAGATGTACATTAGTTATCCTTGGTAGGTTTAAGTACATCGCTGAGACTTTGCCTACTTGGTATGTTGCCACGATCACTAGTTCCAATAACAGAATCATTATTGAAGAATGAACTTTGTTGTGAGGTATTCTGTGATCCTGGAGTTAATTCAGTTCTTACATTATCTTCTACTTTCACCCATCTTGCTCCATCATATCTAAATAGTCTGTTTGGAAAGAAATCTAATCGTAGTGCATACGCACCTGTATCAGGATTTGAAGGAAAACTTACACCCGGCGTAACTGGTAAACCATTGGGTGGAACATTGTTGCCTGTCATATACCCTACTAAGTAACCATCAACCTTGGGAGTAACACCCGGAACACTTACGCCATCTGCAGTTACATCTGCTGGATTTGCTGGCTGTCCAGCTACTGTAGCAGTAACATAAAACGCAGTATTATCATATCCACTTTTAGGAACTTCAACCTCTGCCTGTTGAACAATTGCATCGTTAATTGCTAAGTTTTTATTTTTAGTTGATAAAAAGTCTTCTAATGTGCCTGCATCTGGATTGTCAGCATCCATTGGCTTGTTAAGTATGTCATCATATTCTTGACTAGCAGTTAACGGCGTTGCTTTAACACGCCATAAATGTGGTAACCACGTTTGCGAGAAACCTTCTGATGCAAAACTAGCATCTTGTATTACATAATACTTGGGCAGTGCCTTAGGCCCACTTGTATCAAGCGGATGATAGTCTGTTAAATTAGGAACTTCGATAACATCACCGTTCATGAGCTTACGCCCAAAGGAGTCAATCATGTCGTTGTAGTGGAATGTTATGAATAGGGTATCGCCATTTAAAAATAAACCAAATTGGCTTAGATCAAAATCAATGTCTTGTACATTGTAAACACCTCGCATGACATAGATACTATCATCATACTCCCTGTCTCTATTTTCTAAGAATAGTAAATCTTCTATAGCTAACGGATCAGACTCATCATATGTGGGCCTTGTTGCGTCCCCACCCTCGTGACCTTCTCGACTTGAGCTGTCACCGACTACTTTGGGACCTAAGTATTTGTGTACAAAGATATCTATTCCACCCACAGTATACATCTCGTGGATAGTCTTGTCTAAAAACTTATAGTCGTTAGTTTTTGTTGATCTATAATTACTGAGTCTTGGCATCTGTTATTCCTATATCGTAGTATTTATCGAACCTTTTGGTTGACCGTAAAATACAAAACTTGTATAATAGCTTGACTAGATAAAATAAAGACAGTAAAGTTTATTAAATGTTGCAAATAGATACATCAGAAGACTGGGCAAAGATAGAAATAGAATTATCAGAATCTACCAAAAACCTATCATTTACCATACGAAAAGACTTAGAAAAGATAAACAAAAATATCTGTAGTTTAATTTCTAAGTTAAGTAAAGCAGAAATTGATTGCAGAAGGCAACATAAACCAACCAGAACTTTTATAGAATTACAGGAAAAATGTAACACGATGATAGCAGACTACCAAAAAATGATCATGATGGGACAATTACTT